AGTTGCTTTAGAGCAATGTACTGATGAGTTCTTTGGAACTTATATTGAAGAAATGTATCGTTCTGGTGCAGATGTAATGAATGTTGAGGGAACTCAATTAGGAGATGCAATCGTAAACAGAGCAGTATCAGGTATTGCTTCTGATGTAGTAAGATTAGCGTGGGGTGGTGTAGTAGGAGGAACAGCAAATTATACTGCTCTTGATGGTTGGATGGAATTAATGAAGGCTGAAACTGTAATTGAGTATGCTGGAACAGAAGCAGCACCAACTGCAGCAGATGCAATCGGATTAATTAGAAATGTATATGACCAAGCACCAGCAGCACTTCAACAAGTAGCAGCAGGTGATAAAAAAATGTTCGTAACTCCTAAAATCTTTAACGCTTACTTAGCAAACTTAGAGGGTTCTTCTGCTGACTTAGCAATAGTTAATCAACAAGATGGTATTCGTAGAGTAATGTTTAGAGGTGTTGAATTAGTACCTATGTATGAGTGGGATACTATCTTAACAGATACTAATCCTGAATTATTTGAAACTGCAGCAGCAGCAAATGTTAATAATGGTGTATGTTACTGTGCAGTTGAGAACTTAATTATCGGTACTGATGTAACAGACCCAGAAGGTTCTTTCAAAGTATTTTACGATGATTTAGAAGAAAAAATGTTCTTCAGAGGTTACTTCAAGTTAGGAGTTCAGTACTTGTACTCTTCTCTTGTTCAATGGGGAATTGTAGCATAATAATAATGTAATAACAGGGGGAAGGTGTTAAAACCTTCTCTCTTAATTACTTCTAATAACTAATAAAATAATAACAAAATGGCAATAGATAAAGGAATCGCAATTAGTTGTGCAGATTTACAGCAAATAGGAGGTATAAAGCATATCTTATTGAGAGATTGGACAGCAGGTGATATTATCGCTTATGATAATGCAGATGACCATGCTATAAGTAGTATCAAAAAATCAGGTCCTGCTGATGCAGATTGGTTTTTATATGAATTTAAAAGTCAAGAGGCTAATATGACTGTAAATGCAACTAAAGAGAATGGCTCTACTGCTTTTGAATGTGGGTTATCTTTTATGCTTCCTCAAATGGAAACTAAAAAGTTTGCAGAATTACAAAATATGCTAACTGACTGTATGATGGCTATGGCAGTAGATAACAATGGAAATGCTTTTGTTTTAGGTGTTTCTGAGAAATATGCAAATGAAAAGGTAGCAGAAAGAAGTCAAACATTTGTAAATGTTTCTTCTATAGAGGGTGGTACAGGTAGTACATTTGATGATACTAATGGTCTTACTGTAAATTTAATGTGTAAGCAATATGAATTACCAAGAGAATATACAGGCACTATAACATATTATACAGATGCTACTCCATCAACTACTTATGCAGCAACTACAACATAATAACTTAAAAATAATAATAAAATGGCAATAGCAGATGGATTAACAACAACTTGTACTAACATACAGTCAAGTGGTGGCATACAAACAGTCTTTATAAGAGAATGGAACTCTACAGGAACTCCTGACCAAATAGCAACATTAGGAACAGGAACTATTACATCAATAGCAGATAGTGGAGGTACTAATTCTACTTGGGGTGTTTATGAAACTAAAATAGAAACTCCTGTTTTAAGTGTAACTGGTGCTTCTGTTGGAAACGCAAATACTTACGAGTGTAATTTAACTTTCAATCTTCCTCAACTAGATTTAGCAAGAAGAAATAGTATAACTGATTTACAAGGTAAATGTTTACAAGTAATGATGTTAGATACTAATGGTACTTATTTTGTAATAGGAATTAGTGGAACTTTAACAGGTGGTGATGGTGGGTTAGATTTGGCTGCAGCATCACATATCGGAACAAGACCACAAACTTTCGCAAGATTAAGTGCAGTAGAGGGTGGAACAGGTGCTGCGTTTTCTGATGAAACAGGACTTAATGTTACTTTAACTTGTACTCAGTATGAATTACCGAGAACTTATACAGGTGGAACTCCTTCAATTAGTGCAACAGGACTGGTAGCAACTGTATCATAAATAATTAAAGATATAGAAGTAGGTTGAACTTTGTTCGTAAAAAGTTTATAACATTACCCTATTAATATCTTTTGTTAAATTATGTGTGGATGTTCAGAAAAAGAAATAAATTTAAGCAGTATTAAAATATATACATTTATGGGGACTTATAAAGCAAAATTTGAATCAGGTGTATCAGTTAAAAATGGGTTCATAATTGAATGGGCTGTAGCCAGTCAAGAGGTTTTGGCACACGCTTATGAAGAATTAGGAATGACTGATGTAATAGAAAAATTATCAACTACAAAAACTAAAGATGAGCCAAAGAAAGCAGCCAAAAAGAAAAAGTCAGGTAAAGAATCTTCAGACTCAAAAGAATAGCACTTTTGAATTTGGAGTTTTTAATTTAGCAATTCCTGAACATATTGAAGAACCTTTAGATTTAGCAAAAGTAAGAAGTAAGTTTATTCCTTTTGGTACTAACAATCTATTCCCTCAGTATTTAGCAGAATTAAAGCGTAAATCTTCTACTCATAGAAGTGTATTAGCACAAAAGACTATCTTTACAAGTGGTGCTAAGTTTGTTACGAATAATGAAGATGTTAAAGAATACATTAAAGATGTAAATGCTGATGGAGAATCGTTAAGAGAGGTTTTTAAGAAATTAGCAGATGATTACTATTCATTTGGAAATGCCTATTTAGAGGGCGTATTATATGATGGTGGACTAAATCTATATCACATAGATGCAACTACTGTTAGAATGTCTAAAAACAAGAAAGAAGTGTATGTCCATCCTGATTGGGCTAAGTACACTACTATGAAAGATAAATTATCTACTATTCCTATTTACCCTAAGGTGAAGGGAAATAGATTTGTCCTTCAATTTAAAGATTACGAACCTACATTCCAATTCTATGGTTTACCTGATTACATTGCTGCATTAGAGCATATTGCAGTTGATTATGAAATTGGGAAATGGAATCACACTAAATTCAAGAATGGATTTCAACCTTCAGCAATCGTTGAGATTAATGGGGATATGGGTGAAGAAGAAGCAAAGAAATTAGTAAGAGAAGCACAGAAGAAGTTTGTTGGTGATGGAAACAATGGAAAAATTATGTTCATTGTTAAGAATGGAGATACTTCTAGTGCTAATGTTCAGATTATCAAAGATGACCAAGATGGTAGTTGGATAGACTTACAAAGAATAACTGACCAAAATATTGTAACTGCTCATAGATGGCAGCCATCATTAAGTGGTTTGGTTAGTTCAGGTAAAATGAATAATACAGGTAGTGAGATTAGGATTGCTTATGACTTAGCAATGACTACTGTAATTAAAGATACTTCTGATTTACTATTAAATGGTATTAGAGGGGTTTTATATAAAGAGTTAGGTTTCTTACCTGAAGATTTAGTAATTCATTATGAGCCACCAATTAGTTTTGCAACTCAGATTGACCCTAAACAAGTCCTTACTATTAATGAACAAAGAAGAATGTTAGATGAAGATTTACCAATGTTAGAGGAAGGTAATATGTTCTTAACTGATAGAGAGCAAATTATCGTAACAAGAGATGATGATGGAGATGGGGTTGGTGATGATGATGCAAGTGATTTACAAGTAACTGAAATTGAAAAAGAATAACTATGGCAAATGTAAACCAATATATACCTTTAGTAACAGCAGCAGAAGTTATAAGTAATAGTTTTACTAATGCTAATACTGATACTGCTTTAATTTCTGATAGCACATTATTACTTTCTGAATTAGCACATTTAAAATCAGCGATTGGTAAAAAGTTTTATGAAGAAATAAAAACTCAACATAATAATGGTACTTTAACTACTGAAAATCAAACCTTGATGGATGATTTCTTAACAAGGTGCTTGAGTTGGTTTGTGAGATTTGAGGTGATTAATGAAGTTCAAAGTAATAGTAGTAGTGCAGGTATTGTGCATAATATTGATGAGTTTGCTACTATTATTGACCCTTCTGAGTTAAATGCTTATAAGCAAGACACTTACAGGAAGGCTGAGATATACTTAAAAGATATGTTAGACTATATGAATGATAGCGACCAAAGTGGTGATTATCCAACTTATGAATCTAATAAACCTTGTAATGATAATACCTATAAAAATCATGGTATAATAATGTATGACAGTATATATTCAAGACCAACTAGAAATTATGATAGTTGGAAGAATAACTGTCCTTGTGATGATTGTTAAAATAAATATATAAATGGCTGCAAACGAACATAAAAATTTAAGTAGTGCAAATAGACACAATCCAAAAGGATTTGAAAATGCTATTAATGATACTGTTTTATCTAAAACTTCTGGCTCTTCACCAACTGAAACTGATGGTAATTTAGAGTGGAAGAGTAAGTCTTACATGGGTGTTACTAATTACAAGATGCAGGGATATATAACTACAGCATTAACTACTTACACTTATGGTGAAGATATTAATGATAATAAATCTCCATTTCAAATGGATATAGATTATGGTACTGCTACAGTTTCTTTAGGAAGTATGTCCCCAACTAATTTTTTTAGAATTGGTCAGGCTTGTGTAATCCCTGAAACTGCTGCAGTTACATCTATAAGTGGGTGGCTTACAAGTAATGGGGACTATGATGTTACTATTGCTATATGTAAATTAACACCTGTAGAGGATGAAATTGCTTCTGTTGTTCCTACTGTGATTGATGAGATTACAGTAGAAGGACTTAATAATAATAACAAGGGTATTAGGATAAATGAAACAACTATAACAGCATCTTCTGTATTGGCAGGAGATATTATATTTCCAATGATTAAAGAGGCGAGTGGTGGTTCAAACATTTATATGAATTTAACAATACAAACAACAACATTCTAATGACAACAAAAGAAGAAATAGTATCAATGAAGAAAGACATAAGTGCGATAAACGAGAAGATAGATAATTTGGATGGGAAGATGGATATGCTTACAGAGAGGCTATTAAATCCAGATAAAGGAGTTGCTGCTAGAGTGAACAGAAACACAGCAATGAGAAAGGTTTTAGTGAAGGCAATGTGGATGATTTATGCTATAACTTTAGGGGCATTAATAAAACTTTTTACAGAATAAAAATAAAATAATAACAATTTAAAAAATAATAAAATGAGTACATTTGATACAGACAATACATTACTATTTGAAATGCTAGGTAAGGGTGGTGGAACTGAGGTTTTTACTACTGTAGCACAAACAGGAAAGGATTTCTATTGTGTATATTTTCCAGTAGCATCAACAATTAGTGCTATTACTGCTGATGGAGTTACTGGAGAATCTTCTCTTCAAACTTCCCTACCTGCAGGTACGACCTTGTTCATGCGAATCACAGCGATAACGCTGAGTGCAGGAATAGGAATTGGATATACAGAGCATGATGGTAACGCTAGTGCATAATAAATTAAAATAACATCAATGAGATTAGCATTAAACAATACATTAAATTCAATAACATCTAAAGAGTTTTCTAACAATTACTCTATGAATTTTTATGCAAATGAATATTTGGCATTAGGCGATACCCTTAATTTAGGTACAGATAATTTCAGTATTGCTTTTTGGACTAAATTAGATGATGCTGATGACCAAGGATTCATCTCTAAAGAACAAGGGTCAGATGATTTTTGGAGAGTAAGAACAATTGCATCTACTAAAGAACTTTATGTTGTAGGGAAGAGTGGTGGTGTAACTGCGTTTGCTGTAACTGGAGGGGCGGATGTAACTCCACTTGTGGGGTCTTGGATTCATGTTTGTGTTAGCGTTGATAGAGGTGGAGATATTAATCTTTATGTAAATGGAGATGGTAGTGATACTACAACTTATGGAGGTAGTGCAACTATAAGTGGCTCATCTTCAGTAGATATAGATAACACAGGTCAATTGGAAATGGGTAGGTTTGGTACGACTTCATATCTTGATGGTAAAATGGATGAGGTTGCAATATGGGATGTTGCTTTAGATGGAGATACTGTTGATTCAATATATAATTCGGGAACTCCAAATGATTTAACTTTATCCGCAAGTTATACCGCAGGTAGTGGTGTAGATAAGAGTGGAAATCTTTTGAGTTATTGGAGAATGGGTGATGGTATTTATGATAGTGGTAGTGGCGAGGTTATATTTGACCAAGAAACTCCAACAATAGGTGAAAACTTAATAACAGACCCTATCTTTGCAACAGGAACTGGGTGGACAGCAGTTGGTGGTAGTGGTCTTATTAGTGAGAGAAGTACAGAGAACCCACAGAGTGGAGATTATTCTTGGAAGTATGTAGTTGATGGTGTTGCTGTAAATGAGGGTGTAGCAACATCTACCATGACAGTAGAGCCAAATACTATCTATAAATTTTCATATTGGGGTTATGCTCCAAGCACGAATACTTCTAATCGTTTTCATATAAATAAACAGGCAGGAAATATCTGGACTGTAGTTGGAGGTTCAGTTGCTCATTATGGGCAGAATATTCCTTTTGATACTTGGACAGAAGTATCTGCTTACTTTAGAACAGCAAGTAGTGGAACAACAATAAGGGTTAGATTAGGTAATGGAGGAACTTTAGGGGCAGATGGAGATGTGCGTTATTTTGATAATGTTTCAATGGTAAAGATTGGTGGTAATCCAGCAATTATGGAAAATATGGATAGTAGTAATATAGTAACAGACACACCTTAATAATATGGATAGAAAATATGTAATAATAAACAGAGCAGATGTAGAAACTATAGATTTTTCACAAGTAGTTGAAACTTCTGAAGATACTCTTAGATGGAATAAAGAAAAAGATAAGACTTTTGTTAAGTTTTATGGAGATAACCCAAGTTTTTTAAAAGGGAAAACAACAGAGAATAAAAGTGAAATGAGAACAACCCTTAAAGATGGTGATTGGGGCGTGATTGAGGAGTAAGAACAACAAATAAAATATAAAAATATATGGCAACAACAATAGACACAGCAGATTTAACAGTAACAATAACAGAGAGTTATACTCTTAATGGCGTTAGTTATGGAAATACGACAAGCAAAAGATTCACAGATAATGGTGAGATTTATCAAAGAATAATGTCTATTTCAGCAGGAGAAGGTACTTTTACAGATATAATAAATTTCGGTGCAACAGATGATGCAGGACAAGCAGATATATCCAATTACAAGTATTTCAGAATAAAGAATTTAGATGACACTAATTTCTTAACATTAAGAGTTAAAGGGACAGCAGATTCTTTCTTTATTAAAATAAAAGCAGGAGAGTCTTTCTTGTTGATGGATAATGAGATTGACGCAATAGCATCTAGTACGAGTTTTGGTGCTTTTACTGATATATCACAAATATCTGCTGATGCAAATACAGATGGGGTTGATATTGAGTTTGTTTGCGTTACTGTATAAAACCATTAACATGGGGGTAACTTTAAAACATTTTAAAAGAAGTGAGTTTACTTGCAAGTGTGGTTGTGGTGAAACTGTTGTAAGTGATGAGTTATTACAATCTTTAGATAAGGCTAGAGAATTTGCAAAGATACCATTTGTAATATCTAGTGGCTACAGATGTAAAAATCATCCTGAGAGTAAGAAGAACCCAACCTCATCACACACAAAGGGATTGGCTGCAGATATTAAATGTGAAGATAGTAATGCTAGAGCAATTATGATGGATGCTTTAGTTTTTGCAGATTTTGAGAGGTTCGGATTACATGAATCATTTATTCATGTAGATATAGATGTTTACGATAAACCAAGTCCTGTGATTTGGTTATACTAATTAATAATAACTAATTAAATATATATTATGGAAATTTTAAAAAAGATGTTCAATTCAAAAAAATTCTGGTACACAGTTAGTGCAATATTTGTTCCATTTGCAGCAGTTAAATTAGGACTTACTGAAGGTGAGGTTGAGAAAGTTTATTATGCTATTCTTACACTTATCTTAGGTCAAGGACTTGCAGACATTAAAAAGTAATGTTTAAGAAGTGGATAGGGGAAGCGTTACTAAAGGGTGGCGTAAAACCAATAACAGAATTATTGAAGGCAGTAAAAGAACTTTTTACAGATACTAAAGGTAAATGGAGTAGTAAAAGAACCATTAGTGGAGTGATAGTAATTGCTGCTAGTTTATACATTGAGAAGAATGGTATTGATACTAATGCGTTGATATTGACAGGGTTAGGGGTATTACCATTATGTTTCTCTGTATTTGAGAAAAATAAATGTAATTGTACTGATAATTGTAAAAAATAATTATCTTTGCATAACTTAGGTAGGGTTGTGCCTATCTTTGTTTTCATGTTTATAGTTTTCAAGAGTGGGATGTTCAAAAACATCTCACTTTTGTTTTATATAAGTATTTTTTTTTGTATAATTGCATTATAACCAATACATAAAACTATGAAAAAATATGGTAAAAGACTTAGACTGTCTAAAGAAGAAGTTGAGATGGTTTATGAAAACAGAGCAGAAAGCACAACAAACATTAATGGTAACACGGCATTAGACATACATCTTTCAGAGAGAGGTATAGATAAGGATGATGTTGTAAGTGTTAAACATTGGCAGTCTGCTAGTGGTGAATACAGATTTAGCATTGTAACTAAAGAAGATATATCTGTTAATGAAAATGATATGCTAGATAAGATTAGCGACTTCATTGAAAGCCACTCACCCTACTACCCTTCAGTAAAAAGAGAAAATAAAAATGCTAATCATTTGTTAATAATAAATCCTGCAGACATACATATAGGTAAATATGCTAATGGGCTTGAAACTGGTGATGGGTATGATGTTGAAACTGCCTGTATGCGTGTTTTAGAGGGCTTAGAAGGACTTATGTATAAAGCAGAAGGGTTTGAAGTAGAGAGAGTGTTGTTTTGCATAGGTAATGATGTTTTACATATTGATAATGTGTATAATCAAACTACAGCAGGTACAAGGCAAGATGTTGATGGTAAATGGTGGGAACATTTTGAAGTTGCATTAGCACTATATGTTAAGTGTGTAGAGATGTTAAGAGAGATAGCACCTGTTGATGTAATTCATTCAATGAGTAATCACGATTATCAAAGTGGATTTCATTTGGCACACGCATTAAAGAGTTGGTTCAGGAATGATGGGGAGATTACTTTTGATATTGGTGTAGCACATAGAAAGTATTATAAGTATGGTAAGAACTTAATTGGCTTAGAGCATGGAGATGGTGCTAAGATGGACAACTTACCTCTTTTAATGGCTCAGGAGAAGCCTGAAATGTGGAGTGAAACTAAATATAGATATTGGTATCTACATCATTTACATCACAAAGTAAAACACAAATGGAGAGATGCAAAAGACTTTATAGGAGTTACTGTAGAGTATATGCGTAGTCCATCAGGAACTGATAGTTGGCACTCAAGAAAAGGATTTACAGGAATTCCTAAAGCAGTTGAAGGATTTTTGCACGAAAAAACAAGTGGGCAGGTGGCTCGTTTAGTGCATTATTTCTAAAATATCACACAATTTTACTACAATTTTACTCTAGTAGGTAAACATTTTTCAAAAAATTGTTAAAAATCTTTTGGTGGTTAATTCCAATTTTATATCTTTGCTTTGTCAAAATTAGTTCATTGAAATATTAGTAAAAGTAGATTTAACCAAAACGCAGAAATGTAATTGTAAGTTAAAGATAAGTATTTAATAACCTCTACTCCAAACTCCAACCAAGATTTATTCTTGTAGATTTAATTAAAACGCAGAAATGTAATTGTTGGTCAAAGCAAAGTTATTTTATACCCCTACTCCAAACCCTTACCTTTTACTAATATTTTATGAACTATAATTAATAACTAAAACTAATTAACTATGAAGGAGAATAATAATGATTGGATAGATGATTTATTTGAGGTTAAAGAAACAGAAGTTGAGTGGATGGAAAAGCGACCTCAATTACTACAGCACCCTAATATCCCTAAACCTCTACATGGACTTGCACCGAGAGTAATAAAAGGACAGGAGTGGTGGGACAAGGTAAGACAGGAGGCTTATGCTTCAACTAAATATCATTGCTTGGCTTGTGGTGTTCATAAGACTAAAGCCAAATATCATCAATGGTTGGAAGCACACGAAGATTATACTTTTAATCTTAGAATAGGAGAGGTAAAGGTTAAACAAATAATACCCTTATGCCATAGTTGTCATAACTTTATACACTCAGGTAGGTTAAGCGTTACAGCAGAGAAATACAAAATTATTGATATATTAAAACATGGATTTAAAATACTAGAAGATAATAATTTAGATGTATCTGAAGCCACATATATGATTGCCGAGCAGATAGGTTTTAAACATAATTCTAAAGTAATAGATTGTGGTATTCCTGAAGATGAGATGTGTAATGTTTGGGGTGAATGGCATCTAGTATTAGATGGAGAGAAATACTATAGCAAATTTAAGAACTATGAAGAATGGAGGAAATTTTACTACAATTAATTACTAACTAAAACTATAAAATTATGGGAAAAATGAAAGAACAATTTATGAAAGAAAGAGAAGAAACAATTAACGCAATGCATGATATTGCACAACAACCGAGTATTAATCAATTAAATAATAACAAAATGACAAAAAAAACAATGCAAGAAAAATTAAAGAAACAACCAGAGCCAGTTCAAGAAACAAGAAAAGAAGTTTTAACAAGACTTTATAAAGAGAATGGGTTGGTAAGAGAGGATGTGTATAAAGACAAAAGAGGATTCTCTACAATAACTAGAAGTGGTGTAGATAAAATTGCTGCTAAAAATGGAATAACTATAGGTTATGAAGTTGTACTTTTAGATGTGAAAGAGGGAGAGTGTGTTCTTAAGGCAGCAGCAACTATGAAAGTAGGTAATGAGGTTAGGAATGTAATGGATTTTGGAGAGGCAAGTGTTACAAATAATCTTACAGGAGGTGGTAAAAAATGGTTAGTTTCTATGGCTAAAAAAAGAGCAATGGGTAGGGTTGTTTTAACTTTAGCAGGGTTTTACGAGCAGGGGATGTATAGTAAAGATGAGATGGCATTTGAAATGGATGAGTAATAATGACTGGATAGATGAAGCACTTGATGGAGAGCCAACACCTATTACAAATGGGCAATGGCTTTTCATTGAGAGTAGGATTGACCAAACATCACTAACCACAAGAATGAAATCTGATATTCTAGGAAGGATAAATGATTTAACAGAACTAGAAGCGGAAGAAATAATAACTTTAATAAATGAAAACAGATATGAAGCAGACACTAGAAAACAATGGGAAAAAATGTTCAGAGATGGAGTATTTGGACATAGAGATTTTTAATCACTTTTTAAAAGTTTACACTTATATTGTGTGGAACAAGAAGAGCATTTATGAGCCACCAATTATTTTAGGTGAGATTGTTGAAGATAATATTATTCAACTCTTAAACAAAAACCAATTAGTAGATTTTTATCATGGCAATAAAACTAAGTTCAGGATAGAAAAATGGAAGGTAGAAACATACCTAAAGAGAGATGACAAATAAATACACCTTAGTACAGATTAGAGAGTCTAGGAATGAATTTGAGGCTTTGTTAAGGATATATGGGGTGTCTAATTTAAAACTTTGTAAGATACTTGGAGTCAATTATGCTACAAGTAGAAAGTTTATAGAGAATCCACCATCACTTAGATTTATTCACGCTAAGACTTTAGCAGACTTTATTGGATTAAACATACAAGACATAGTTGATACAATAGTGTACGACTTAAATTAAAATTATAACAAATGAGAAGAAGAAGATTAAAATTTAGCGATTATTACCACAATATAATCACAGAGGAATTAGCAGATATTTATGATATAGATAAAGATAGAATGTTTTTGGGAAGTAGAAAGAAAAACATTATATTTGCTAAGAGAATGTATATCTACATATTAAGAGAAATGTTTGGATTAACTCTTAGTGAGATAGGTCAGGTAACTAACTTACATCATGCATCTATAATCCACCACACAAGAAAGTTTGAGTTCTTTTATAACAACTACCAAGATGATACTAAAGCATTTAAAAGAGTAGAAAATAAGATTATTGAAGTTGAGGTGGATGAGGAAATATTAGGACTAGAAACTCAATTAAATAAAATAAATGAATCATTAACCAAATTATATAAAATTAAAAAATTAAAAAATGACAGACAAGAAAGAGAAAGTTTACTTACCAAGTAGTATTAAAAACATTAATACGAAGTATGGTACAATGATGGTTGCTAACTTTAAGATGGATGAACTACAAGCAAACTCAAAGAATGGTTGGGTTTCTATGGTGATTTCAGAAAGGAGAGAACCATCTGAAAAGGGTGCAACTCATTACGCTTATGTAAATACTTATGAGCCACCAACTGATAAAAAAACTACTGCTAAGAAGTCCACAGCAAAAGCAGAAGATGACTTGCCATTCTAATGATTAAGTGGAAAAAAACAACTTATCCTAGCACTTTCATCAAACTTTCTGATGAACTTGCTAAGGTAAGGAGTATGTTGTCTGCTGATATTTACAATGAAAACACAGAGAAGTATAGAGGTAATCAAGAACATTCTATACAGCAATTAGGAATATTTGCAGAACTTATTGCAAGACACCTTATGGAGAATAATAGAGGTATAAAATATAAGGCTGCTTTACTGCTTGAGGAAAGACCAGTTGTTGAGGCTGATTTAATTATGCAAGGAATTGGTGAATTACATTACATTGATGTTAAGGGCGTAAGAAGTGATGGAAATGCCCTTAGAATCAATTTTAAAGCCCACAACAACCCTCAAAAGAAAGTTACGCACTATTTGTTCATACAGCCATTGAACGCCTTATACGCAAGATTTTGTTGGTTTACTCACAAAGAGGTAAGTGAGTGGACTGTGGTTATGTCCACTTATACAGAGTGCTATGAATTAGAAATACCAAAACACAATTAAAACTAAAACAATGAAAGAGAAGCCAAATTATTATGCTATAATAAGTGCTGAGGTTAGGTATGATAAAAACCTAACTGCAAATGCTAAATTAATGTATGCTGAAATAACTGCACTACTGAACATTAATGGAGAGTGCTTTGCTACAAATAAATACTTTTCTAACCTTTATGACAAGAGTGTTGTAACAGTTTCTAAGTGGGTAAGCGAATTAGTTGCAAATGACTATATATCAACATCTTACACTTACAAGGGGGGTACTAAAGAAATTGATAGGAGGTATATAAGAATTCTTAAAGGGGGTATTAAAGAAAACTTAAAGGGGGGTATTAAAGAAAACTTTAAGGATAATATTAGTTTATCTAAAGATAAACATATTAATACTAATCTTACAGATAGTAATATTAAAGGGCGTTTTAAAAAACCAAAAGTTGAAGAGATTAAAGAATATTGTTTTTGGAGAGATAATAATATAGATGCAGAAACTTTTTTTAATTTCTATGAAAGTAAAGATTGGATGGTTGGAAAAAACAAAATGAAGGATTGGAAAGCGTGTATTATAACTTGGGAGAAAAGACAAAAAAAAAATAAAAGTGCTAATAAGGGAATGAGTAAAATACATATGCACTTGCAAAAGAATGTTAATGTAAAAGAAAAATTAAAAAAACAATTTAAAAAATGAAACAGATAAAAACAATGACTAAAGAAGATTTACTTATGAGTGCTGTAGATTTAATAAGTAAAACATATATTGAATTAGGACAAAATAATGTTGAGGAAGATACAATAATGATTATGTCGCAAAGTTTAGCAGATGACTTGGCTAAGACTTATAAGAATTTTTATTTTGAAGATGCAGAGAGGGCTTTTAATATTGGAGTGAGAAGTCCTATAACTAATGACTTTATTCATTTAACAGTTCCAACCTATATGAGATGGTTAAGAAAGCATAGAGATTTAATATGGGATGCAAGAGCAAAAGTTGAGAGAGGTGATGACCCAAAATCAGTTCCTCATTACAGACCAGAACCAAAACTTTTAAGATAATTGTATAAAATTGAAATATTTTTATATATTTGCAACATGAAAACAATATTAACAATATGGGGAGTAGTAATAATCGTTTGTATATTAGAGGCGTATTTCTGCACCGAATTTATGGATGATGAGTATAATGAGTATGGTGGGTAAAATAACTTTAATTTTAACAACTGTTAAATTTGTTTATTTTTTACTAGCCCACCATGCTTTTTGTAATATAAAATGAAAAGAATAATTAATATATTGCTATTATTTTTAAGTGCATTTACAGTTAATGCACAGACTGATACGATAGAGTGTAATCATAGTGATATGCTTGGGGTGGAAGTTGCAGCACCTCACAAGTTTGTAGGGGAGGTGGCGAGAGGATTTTTAAATGTTAATTACACAAAACCTCAACTTATTGCTGATGATTACTACATAATGCATTATATGTCTGCTGGATATTCTTTTTACAAAAGAAGAGCAAATGAATATGTATTGTCTTATGGTATAGGAATACCATTGCATTATTTCCAATCAGGAACATTATATGGTTACTTGATAGATGGTTATCATTATAGGGGTGAATATGATGACTTTAGGGAGAGAAGGGTAAAGGCAGAATACAGAAAGAAGAATTATGGATTTTCAATAGCATATACACTAAGGCACTCTTTAATATTTGGATATTCTTTTAATTATAAAAAAACAAAATGAAGAAAAGAAAATTAAATAGTAAGAATCCAAAATACATGGATAAGAACTTAGTAAAAGAACCAAAAATAAAGAAAAAGATACTAATGGGTGAACCTAAAGGAATTAAGGTTTATGCTGTATGGTACGAACAAGAAAAATAAAATGGTTGAAACTAAAAGAACATACAAAACAATTAAGTGGATATTAAAAAACCACATTAAGAATAATGTAAGGAGTTTATGGACTTATGAAGATGATAACTTTACTTGCATATATGAAAACTATGATGGTGATAGTAGGATATATACACCTCATCAGTTACTTAAATTAATAGAAAATAACTTTAAATTAGAAACAAATGGATAGTAATGAAATAATTTTATTGGTAAAAATATTTGTTGGTACTGTAATTTTTACTATAATTGGGCTTCAGTATGTTGAAGGTAAAATAACACAAAGACAAAACAGGGAGTTAGAAGAAAATATGAATAAGCACATCACTAGAACTGGTGGACTAGAAAACGATAGAATAAATGAAAGACCAAAAACACAATAAATACTACTACGAGAAGGGAAGGAATGGTTGGACTCCAACTACTACTTGGGGAGAAAAAGAAGAAGTATCATCAAAAATAAACCCTAAGATGCTATTAACAAAAGAAGAACTTAAAATAGATTACAGTAAAGATAAAACTCCAAACTATTATATTGGTAGAGTTTATGGGTATGAGGCTAGGAAGGTTGTAGAAGATTTTGATTTATCGTACAATGTTGGTACTGCAGTTACTTATCTTCTTAGAGCAAAGCGTAAGCACGAAACAAGTGTTGATTGCATACAGAAGGCTATTAATCACCTAGAGTTTGAGTTAGATAAAATTAAAAATGAAAAAACCAATCTTTAGAGTATTTGTATCTTACGAGATAAAGAATAAAAAAACTGTAACTAGGAAAGCAATTACAGGAATGATAGACACATTCGTTCTTACATCTAACATAAAAGAGATTGAAGCAGACCAAGAATTAATAGACAGAATTTGCTATATAAATAAAAAGAATCCAAACAAAGTAGATATTAAAATCACAAACATTGATATTGAAAATCAATATGGTGAAACTACTGATAGGTTTGATGATGAATATTAGATTATGCCAAAGATTAGAAAAATAAGATTAGAAGATAGAAAAGATAGTAGAGGTGGTGGTTACTCCAGAAGAAAGTTTACTGTGGAAGAAGCCAATGCAATTAGAAAAGAATATACTAATGCAACTCAGAAGATAACTATCTCATCTCTCGCTAGAAAGTATAGTGTATCTCAACCTCTAATGCACCAACTCATAAAGGGTAAGACCTATACGGATGTAGGGGGTAATAGGGGTATAGGGGGTAAGCATAGGGGGTATAAGGGGGCATAGGGGTATGGCTATGAAGAAAGAAGCATTAGTCCAATCATCCTTCTGTACCTATATGAAGTATTCATATCCTGATGTAAGATACTGTGCCTCACTAGGTGGCATAAGAACCTCCATGAAACAAGCAATACTAGCCAAGAAAACAGGCTATGTTAAAGGCTTTCCTGATATGCAGATAATGAAGATAAACCATCTATATGGTGGTCTATTCCTAGAAATCAAAGCAGACAAGACTTGCTATCCATCTAAAGAACAAAAAGAGTGGGTTGCATACCTCAATGAAGCAGGTTACTATGCTAAGGTAGTTAAAGGACTTGAAGAATGTATGGATGTCCTTGACTGGTATATGAAAATTCCTTAAAACTTTTTTTAAAAACTTTTCTTGAAACTGCCTTGTTGAAACTGCTGTGAAACTGCTGAAACTGCTGTGAAACTGCTGAAACTGCTAGGTATATTGGCTAGGAGATTTTGAGTGAGAGTTTATTTTTTTTAGTTCTTGGCTAATTTTCGCACCTACTTTTTAAACAATTAAATTGTTAATAACTTTATTTTAAAATATTAGTATAATTAAAATATTTTGTTATTCGTATGCGTGGGCGTGTGTGTGCGTGTATGCGTGTGCGTTTCAATTATTGCAAAAGATACATAAAACAAAAGCCCCTTAAAAATCAACTTTTGCAGCAGCACCACCAAAAAACGAGGCAAAAAACGAGCAAAAAAATACATCATTTTAAAAAAACTTTAAAAAAAAGTGTATTTACTAGAGTAAAATAAATATTAATCTTTTACACATTTTATTTGGTAATGTTAAAAAGTGTTGTATGTTTGCAGTATAAATAATTACAAAAACTAAAAATTAAAAAAATGAAAAAATACAGTTACATATCAGATTACACAAAAGAAAAAGTAATAGTTACTTCACACTTTACAAAAGAAGAAGTCTTAATGTTAATAGACCAATTGATAGTTTGGGAAGATGAGAATCCAAACTGTGTAAATGAAAAAGCACAAAAGATGGAGAAGTTAAGAGTAAAGTTAGACATAAGATTAGCGGGATTATCAAAATAAAACAAAATTAATTTAAAGAATAAAAGAAAATGGACAACTTAAGAAAATTACAATCAGACTTTCAGTGTACAACACTAGAGAACGGATTAAGACAACCTGAGAAAGTATGGATAACATTTTTACACGCAGGTTGGGAAAAGCATTGGCTACCTTTAACAGATTGGGATGGCAACGATATTTTTTGGAGTT